CCACGACGAAATCAGTGATACCTCTCTTCGATTGAACATCGCGGAGGAAAGGTTCAACAATGTTCAGGAAGTTGAGTCTTGTGATTTCATCGTTGAACTCAAAGAGTTGATCTCTTGCCGCAGCAGAGATTGCTTTCTCCAAGTAGATGAACAGACGGCGAACATTGATTCTGTCAAAGGCAGATGCCTTACCCAGAGCAGTCTTATCACCGAAGAGAACAATGCCAGCACCAGCGGAGAAGATTACGGGGTTGACTCTTGCGGAGTACAACTTATCTCTTTCTGCCTGTGAAGGATTATATGCCAGTTTAACTGCGTTGAGGATAGCACCTCTGGTTGTACCACCTGGCGAGAACCAGGGGAAGTTATTGATGTCATTTCTAGCACAAACGCCAGCAATGTCACCATTCAAAGGAACATAACGGAATGCTTTACTGAAGCGGTCATACATGTACTTGTAACCGCTATCCAAAATTGCGTAAGAAGAAGAACTTACTGAAGAATAGAAAGCAGTAATTGCTGATGTAACCGTATCAGACTTGAGAGTGAGATCTTCACCATCTCCTGATGTTGCGAGGAACGCTCCTCTGAACGGAGAGATACATGCAACACAATCCTTTCTCAGTTCAGCAACCGAGATCAGTTTGTTTGCGAGTGCCTGAGATTGCTCTCTACCATGAGCGGCAGAACCCATGATCAGGAAGTCCAGTTCGTATGCATCCTTGTTAGCAAGGAGATCGTAACCAGAAGACAGATCACCGACGCTGACTTTCAGAGCATCTGTGTCATCGACATTTGCTTTGCCACCATAGTTTAAACCACCAGCAAATTTCCACTGATAGTTACCAATCGCAGCGAAAGAAACATTCTCAGCATCTTGATCCCATGCAATATCTGACTTAGGATCAAAGTCTGCATCCAGATCTACTGCAACAACACCTGCAGGAGCACCACCACCATAAGCATAAGAGCTAGCAACTTCCATCAACTTACGCCAGTAAGAAGCAGAACCTGCGGAGTAAACAGCATCTTTTGCTTTAGAAGCAGAGATGTATTTCTCAAGGAGTGTTCCAGCGTTGCCAGTGATTTTACCAGCATCGTCAATGAGGGCAACATGGACCTCATCGTTTCTTGCGTTTCTTGCGGCAGCATAGGAAGAAGTTCCAGGTCTGTCAGCAAGAGAGTTCCAAGGAATGGTGTCACCATTGCTCAGATTAATTACTTGGTTATCGAACCAGTCTTTTGCTCCACTGTAATCGACATTGCCATCGTATGCTGCAGCAGCAACATAACGAGCATCACCAGCAGTGATACCAGCGCCAGTCAGAGCAGTAAGGAAGTCTGCATTTGCGAAACTAGAACCGTAAGATACGGTGCTAGAAGTCCAACCATCTAAAGCAGTTCCAACTCCAGATTGAACATGAATGTTCAAGGAACCTTGATTACTGAATTCATATACGCCACCAGGAGTATAATCAACAGCAGTCTCAGTACCAGCAGCGCTGACATGAGATACAACCTTTACAGATACTTGACCGTTACCAACTTCAGAGATGACACCTTTCAGATAACCATCGAGAAGTGAAGTCGAACCAGCGCCTGCAACAACAGTACCAGCAGGAATTGCCTGAGTAACACCAAGACCTACGCTAAGGTCAAGGTCAGCAACACCGAGTTCGTAACCAGCAACAGCAGCAAGACCACCGTTAGCAGTAGAGGAGAAACCAAGAACTGCAGTGGTATCGATACCAGTGATGATTTGGTCGGCACGACCGTCAAGAATCGCAAGTTTAATTCCGTTTGCCCAGGAACCAGGATCTCTAGCAGCAACAACTACATTAGAGATTGTGTTCTCGGCATATCCTTTGTTGACATAATCGTCAACACTCTTAATAGTAACGCTGCTTGCCATTCCGACAAAAGCGTTTTTGAGACCAGAATCGTTAGATCTGACTACACGGAGAACACCGCCGTATGACAGATAAGACGAAGCAGTCAACCAATATTCGTAGTGGTTGTTATCTTTGTATGGTGCGCCGAAGGTCTCAAGGAGATCCGCTTCGGTTTCGATAAGTGTGGGTTTCTCTACTGGACCTCTAGCAAAGGGAGCAACCAGACCACCAGCCTTGGTAGAAGTAGGATCTACTCTACCTTGCGTAAGGTCAACTTCCTTGACTACAATTCCAGGAGATGCTAAGTTGAGCGGCATCTTTAACTCCCAATAGAATCCAAAATTGTCTACTAATATTTAGAGAATAGACCTTTTTCAGAGGGGAAACCATGCACGAACAATCTACCAGTCTGGATATTCCCAGTATATTTGTTTCTTAGATTTTCTAGTTTTAAGAACCCTTTTCTTTGTACACTCCTTACATTCGTAGGAGTATGAAGATGGACCACTACCCTTTCTAGTTTTATAAAAATCTGAGGTGAGTTCTTTTATCTTGCTGCAAGATCTACATTTTCTTTCTGTGAAGACGAAATGTTCTAGATCAAACTCATCTCCCAAATCCATCAGTAGTACTCCCACATATATGACATGTCGCCATAAGTTGATGACATTTCTTTATCAACAGTCCACTTAGCACCATCGCCATCAACAAACTCTTCATCATCTAGACCATCAGAAATGAATCCAAATGGTGCCATGTCTTGTTCGATCTGTTCTTTCTGATCCTCGTAAATTCTTTTACGAACATCATTGTCCGTCATCTCTCGGAAATAATCTTGTGCAACCAACCAAGCAAAAATGACGAGACACATAGCAAGGTCATCATGACATCCGTCCTCTGCTTCCCACGATTGTTTCTTTTGAACAAAAGTCGTTAATTCAGCAATGATATCATAATCACTAGTGACTAATTTATCTTCCTCTACAAGTGCCTTGAGGTTAGAGCACCCTGTCTTCTTGACAGCAGCAGTCATCCGCACACCCATCTGGGTTTTCTTTCCGCTAAACCCTGTACCAACTTGTTGACCTGCTCTGCCTCGCATAGCACACATCAACATATTTTCGTATTCTAGATCGTATTGTAAAATTGTCGCAACCTGTTCACCAATATCGTTGACCTCAACTAATACATAGGCTTGGTTATACGCATTTGCCATTTCCAAAATAATATTTGGAAACAGCATTGGTTTAATTTCATTATTCTTATATCTTGCTACCGTCTTGTACGGGAACTCTGAAATATCAAAAATAACAAAGGCAGAGTAATCATGGTCTATGCCACGCGCCGTGTCAACAGTTATAATATAGTCACGATCCTTCTTTGGTTCTTCATATACCACGAGTCCCTTTCCATTGTTTTGTATTGGATCATCAAAAACAAGATTGCGTAACTTAGCAACACTAATCAGCGTATCGACAGATCCAAGGAATTCGCACTCGAACTCAACTTTGAACTGCTGCTCAGATGTGTTGGCAATTGTCTGTGCCTTCCATTCTGCATCCCTACCAGGGACTTCAGACCAGTGAACTTCTGTAGCGGTATATTCGTTCTTTCCTCTTTGTGCGTCGTGCCAATATCTGTAGAAATGGTTCATGCCGTGAGGCGTTGAAACCATAATTACTTTTGTCGATTTACCTGAAGTAATAGTAGGATAAACAGAGCTAAAGAATGCTTCCGCGATGTGATTAGGGACAAAGGCGAACTCGTCGAGGAAGATGATATTAAACGACATGCCTCGGACAGCAGATGCAGATGTAGAAGCTGCCAGTATCTTACTGCCATTCTCTAGCTCCATGGAACCTTTATTCCATGACAGTATACCCTGCTGCATCCATTTGGGCAAGTTTTCGTAGGCGGTTTGTAAGCGTCCCAACAATTCTCTAGCAGTTGCTGCTTTGTTTGCTAGGATACCAATATTGACGCTATCGTTAAATACTGCATAGTGTAAAAGGAACGCCACGCATGTAGTAGACTTACCAGTCTGTCGTGGCATCTTACAGATATTAAATCGTTGCTCGTGGAAGTTCCGAATCAACTTCTCTTGGAAGTCATACATGTTGAACGGAACAAGACCTTCATCCAGAGAGACGATCTTTACATAGTTCTTTGCAAAATATACGGGATCATTCTTACACCTCAAATACTCCTCAACATTTTCTTTGGAAAATTCTACAGGAGTATTTGCTTTTTTAAGATTAGGATTACCTAGATAGATTTCATTTTGACTCATCTTCTAGTTCTTCAAATGCTACCTTCATAATTGTATATATGTAATACCCCACGCCTGCCAGTAATATCAGCAGACTGATGACTATACTCCAGGTAACATCATTAACATCATTCAGGGGGCGAAGGAGGAGGTTCATTCCAATCAGATTTCATGTCCTTATATCTAGGATTGGTTGTTGCTTCCTGGTGACACATTATACTGAATTCATCACAGCATTTACACCATGCTCTTCTCGCCTCTGGCGCACCTAATGCTTTTTTCGCCACAAGCGTTCCCACTCCCTCCAAAGGTCTGCACATTCATTACTCTGTTCCTCCCGATACATGTTTTTTTCCGAAAGGTTCCCAATGCTCCCATCCATATTTATGGACAAGATGCATACCTACAATAGGAACAAATACAAGAAAGAACCCCATGACGCCGAGGCACCAGGGGGTCTGCATTACTGATCTAACAAACAGTTGAACATGAGTCATTCTTCTTCGTAGTCGTAGGTTAATCGACAATCCCAGTAATGATCCTCTTCCCACTCTGGTTCATAAAGAGGACAAGGTTCCTCAAACAAATGTTGCATTCTGAGTTGTTTGATGCGCTCGTTGAGTCCTTTATAGAACTCCCTCTTTTCGTTCTTTTCCATTACGCTGGATAATCCCATTTGGTAATTTGTCTGGTCTTATGCTCAGGTCCCCATCCACCTCTATAGATGTAAGGAACAGTGCGAATTGGGCAAGAATCACCCTCACAGAGGAGATCGTCTACAATCCTCCAGGATTCTAATACTTCCTCAGAATGAACAAAGTGTGATTGATCACCATTGATAGCATCATACAGAAGTTTTTCATAACCATCTACACCTAACCAATCTGGATAACGATGGGTAAGTGTTGCTGGTTCAACACCTTCACTCATTCCAGGAGTTTTAATGTCCATCATGATGTCAAGGTGTGCATGTGGTTGCAAGCGCATAACAATACGATCATTGACCTCACCATCATAAAGATGTAGAGGAGGTGCTTTCAGTTTGATAACAACTTCAACACACTGATACGGCATTTTCTTGCCAGTCATGAAGCGAAAAGGAACTCCTTCCCAACGCCAGTTATCGACATATAGAGTGCCAGCGACGGAGGTAGGAGTACTACTGTTAGGATCAACGCCCTCTTCACTACGGTAGCCATCGTATTGTCCAAGAATTACATCTGTGCCCAGTCTAGTCGCGGCTAAGACTTTTGTCTTCTCGCGTCTTAATTCCCTGGCATTCATACGACAGGGTGCTTCCATTGCTACCAAAGCAAGGACTTGAAGCATATGATTCTGGAGCATATCACGAACTGCACCAGATGTTTCATAGTATTGTGAACGACCTTCACATCCAATAGTTTCAGTTGCAAAGATCTGAATCTCGTCTATGTACTGGCGATTCCAAAGTGGTTCCAGAATAATATTACTAAACCGAGTAGCAAGTATGTTATTAACAGTATCTTTGCCAAGATAATGGTCAATGCGATATACTTGTTTTTCGCGTAGATGTCGCTCCACCACAGACTGTAGACGACCAGCAGATTTAAAATCGTACCCAAAGGGTTTTTCAATAACAACACGGGAGCGGTCTGGGTCGTCGAGGAGTCCTGTTTCTTTGAGGTTAATAACCGCGTTACCATATCTCTCGGGAGGAACCGATAAGAAATAAGTATTATCGTGGAGGTAATCAGGAAGGTGGCGGAGAGTGTCAACATTGTCCAGATCCGTAGAAATGTAATCTAGTTGATAGAAGAACTCTTCGGGATAATCCCCTAAAGAATCTTTCCATGCCTGTACTCCAGGATCTCTTCTAGAAGATCCTGTGATAACAAAATTCTCTGGAAGAAGTTTCTTCTTCCAGAGATTGTAAAGCGCAGGAATAAGTTTCCTCTTGCAAAGGTCTCCCGTTGCTCCGAAGATAACTATACCTTTACTAATGGGCGGTTCCGTTTCCGTCATAGTCTTCCGAGTCGTAATATACAATTTCACCCTTATATCGTCCAAATGCGAGGGTGGCACATACAAAGGGCGCTGCTGCCCATAATAAGAAGTCACCTAAAGTCATTGTCCTCCGTTAGTCCTAGTGATCTTAAATAGTCTTTCCACCATTTTGGATCTTTTTCTCTTTTCCAATTGGGAACTGGTAGTCCCAATTCTGAATAATACTCAAAGAGAGCATCATCGATAGTCTGTGCGATCTCCATACTCCTCTTCTTCTGCATCAACATCTGCATACGCATCCTCCAGATAGGGTCCTCGTTTTCGTAAAGGTTCTTTTCTGACATAATCCGCTTCAGCATTTACAGCAGACATTCATTTTTTACCTGACATGGTGACCACCAAACATGTAACGCATACCGTTCAGAATCTTGGACCCGAAAGCCGAGAGACCGCGTGAATCAAATCTCTGATAAAGAGCGGTAGTAATAACAGGAGCGGGTACACCCAGATCCACAGCGGCATTAACAGTCCAACGACCCTCACCGCTGTCGGATACACCTCCAGTGAAATCCACAAGCTCACTATTGCCGCGAAGTACATCCGCAGTAAGGTCAAGTAACCAGCTACCAACAACGCTACCGCGCCGCCATAACTCAGCAACCTCAGCAGTATCAATGTCGTACTGATAATTTTCGGGGTCGGACATGGGAGCCACTTCGGCATCACCCTCAGCCACATAAGCTCTTCCTGCATTAGCCTCATGAAGGATATTAAAACCTTCTGCATATGCTTGCATAATGCCATATTCCACTCCGTTATGGACCATCTTTACGAAGTGACCAGCACCAGGTCCACCACAGTGCAACCAACCGAACTCAGCAGAGGTTTCATGACTGAAAGGGTCTGTGCGAGAGGCAGATCCAATACCTGGTGCGAGCGCCCTAAAGATAGGAGCGCAGACGGATACTGCAGTATTTGAACCACCAACCATAAGACAGAATCCACGCTCCAGACCAAAAACTCCACCAGAAGTACCGCAGTCAATATATTGGATGCCAAGCTTTTCCAACCTTTCTGCTCTCCTGCGAGAATCTTTAAAGTTGCTATTGCCATGATCAATAACAATATCCCCGTCGCTAAGTAATGGTAGTAATTCATTTAGTGTTGACTCTACTGTTTCTGCAGGGATTACAAGTTGAAAGATACCAGGACCTTTCTCTTTTACTACTTGAACAAGAGTTTCCAGAGAAGTGGCACATCCACTGATATAACCCTTTTCAAATTGTTCTTCTGCTTTTTTATAATTGTTGCGATATCCATGAACTTCAATTCCTGCTTTGAGCATACGACGGGACATTCCTTCTCCCATCCGTCCAAGTCCAATTAGTCCTACTTTCATTTGCCTTCGTTGATAAAATATTCTGGGAGGGGACAACCCTTAAAATTATGTATCTCATCTACAGCAAGCACAAACATAGTACAAAATCCAACACAGAATGCGAATAACATTTGTGGGAAGTTGTAGTTACCCATGTATGCTGTAGGGTCTGGTTCATCATTGTGAGGATGAATGTGCCTAGAGATCCTTTCTACTTCTAATTGCCGCTTCGACTTGGCGTCTAACTCGGTCTCTTGCTTCGGGGTCTTCGGTTTCTTTTCTGGAGTATCCATGTTTTTGATGGAAAATAAAGTGACCTTGACAAAACATAGTTACCCCAAAAACCAACGCGAGGACTATGCCTATCCATTCTAAAGTGTGATCTTGAGCCATGGGAAAATGGGATCGATTACTCCAATAAGTCGAAGCAAACCCTCAGCAAAAAGTGCGAGAACAACCCAACCAACACACATTGAAATAATTGAAGCATTACGATTGTGTTTTCGTATGGCATCATCAATCATCTCCTGTACTTCTTGTTTAGTTGGGTGGTGGGGTGGTTTAATTTCGTCAAGTCGATGGGACATTAGATTTTCTCCATTGCAAGTTGCAATTCACGGGAATGTGTTAGTTCATCATTTAAGATCTCAAGGATCTTTTCATCAGGACCATTCAGAGCAAGAAACTTAGCATAAGTTTCTGCTGCATGGATCTCTACTTCGTAAGAGAGATGGTAAGCATTGCGAGGAGATACCCAATAATAAACCACATTAACCCAATAGTAGATAAGGACGAGATGCTTGGCAACAAAACGATCGATAAAATAAGTATTGCCACCCCTGCTTTCCATATACTCCAGATGTTCTGTTTCATTGACGCTTTGATCGAAGTGTTCTTTCATTAAGTACAGATGATCGGGACCGCGAAGTCCCATGCTTTCGCGAAAGTGTAACACACTTAAAAACGCAAAATAGGGTGCCCGAGCAATTTCCTCAAGCACCCAGAACCTCTGGTAATCTCGACCTCTATAAAGAAAGTCGAGTATGGCAACAGTGATGTTTAAAACAACAGTGTTGAATGTTTTCATCACTCTACATGTACAGTTCCAATCATGCCTGCTCCTTTGTGAGGACCACACCAATAAGTATAGTCACCCGCCTCAGGGAATGCAACATCGAACTCTTCGCCAGGCAACATTGCCAGGGCTTCATGACCTAAGTCTGGACGATCTTCCACAATCACATTGTGTGGTGGAAGCATGTTGTTTACAAAATGGACTGATTCACCAGCAGAAATAGTAACTTCTGCTGGATCAAAAACTA